GAAACTCTACTACCAGGACTGCTCGACAGCGATCTATCACGGTGACTGTCGAGAGGTCGAATCACTCGAGCTCCAGGTCGATGCGATCATCGCTGACCCGCCATACAACGTAGGCAAAGATTTTGGCGAGCTCACCAACGACAGCCGGGAAGATTACCCGGAGTGGACCCGGGAGTGGTTCGACGCGGTCAGGACGGTCGCCTGGAAGATGGTGGTCTTTCCCGGTCACGGGAATCTGCCGATGTGGTTCACATCGTTCGAGCCTTCAGCGGTCGGATGCTGGTACAAGATCGGCGGTGGCGGTCGCTCGTTACTTGGTGTTTGCCAGTGGGAGCCGTGGCTCTACTGGTGCGGCGACAAGGGCGCACTAGGTGGCTCCGATGTCATCAAGTCGCGAGCAGATACGATGACCAACGCCCATCCGACTGCGAAGCCGGTCGATCTGATGCAGGGGCTGGTCAAGAAGCTGCGTTGTGAGGTGGTGCTGGACCCGTTCGCCGGAAGCGGGTCAACCTTGTTGGCTGCTAAGAATCTGGGGAAGGAAGCAATCGGCATCGAGATTGAGGAGAAGTATTGCGAGCTCGCAGCTGAACGCTGTGCTCAGTGCTCACTCGACCTGGGAGACTGATGGCAGACGTTAACTATGTGATGAGGGTGCTGGCCGGCGTATCGATGCTGCCACTCGAAGAGTGTACCGATCATGCATCTGAATGGCGCCGTGACATAGCGCGAGCCGTCGAGGAGTTGGATACTACGCCGAGGTTGCCAGCTAACGATGCATTACGTTTCAATGGGAAGGGTGAACGAATCAGCGAGGAAGCATTTCAGGCCAAGCTAGGAGAGCTCGTCGCGTCTTGGCCGTCATGGGAACAGGAGAAGAGGCGTTATGGCAGGAGCGAAACTTACCCGACTTATAGGCCGCAAACTTACAAAATACGGAGAGGATGAAGTCTGCGCATTGTACCTGAAGGAAGGCTCGGTGAGGAAGCTGCTCAAGGCGATGCCGAAGGAAGTGGGGACGATGAGCCATGGCGTCTTCTATGCATGGCTGAACGAGAGCCCTGAGCGTTGGAGTAAGTGGCAATCTGTCCAGGAGATACGAGCCAACCAGTGGGCTGAGGAGGCTCTCGAGATTGTGGACGCAGCTGACGATGACAACGTCCAGGTCGCTCGGCTTAGGAGCGATATGAGGAAGTGGCTGGCTGAGAAGTTCAACCGGAATCAGTACGGCAAGCCTGAGCTCGTCGCAGCTATCGGTATCCAGATCGGTGACGAGTTCCTGAGCAGCTTGAAGAAGGTCGAAGAGATGGCTAGTGAGCGAGATGCTAAGGCCAAGCTCGCAGTAGAGGTGACGGTGGCCGAGGCCGAGTTCGAGGTGGTCGAGAGCGATTCGTAATGACCGTTACCCTCACCCAGAATGATGTGTGTCGAGCCGTGTCGGTCGCGACATTTCATACGCTGCGTTGTGTGCTTCTCGGTGCCATGCCCAAGCACAACCAGGACGTAAAGAGGCGACTCGACGACACACTGGCCGGATACCTCAGCGAGGTCGCGGCGGCGAAGCTGCTGGGCTTACCTTGGCCGCAAGAGCATACGCTATCCTGGGACGGTCGCGACAAAGGCGATCTCATCATGCCCGATGGTCAATTGATCGAGGTCAGGGGTAGCTTGAACCCGAACGCTCGCTACTTGTTAGGATATAAAGGCGATCTTCCGGATAGGATGTACGTCATGGTGACTGCCACGCCAGAGCAGTTTGAGTTTAAGGTGCAGGGCTGGATTCGGGGCGAGGATATGATGGATGAATCGTTTTGGTATGACCGCGTGGGCGGCAGACCCTGCTACTGGGTTCCGTTCTCGAAACTGCATGACATGGCAACACTCGGTGTTCGGGAGCCTAAGGGCTAGGTATGACAATGGGTTTTGAGCCTTCTCCCACCCACCGCCCCCGAACAGATGCGCGGGCGCGAGAACGGATCGGCCCGAAACGCCGTAAGTCGTTGTGCCGCAAGGGTTTAGGTCCGTGGAACTAGAACCGTACGACCAAATCAGCTCAAGAGCTCGAGATGTCCAGTTATGCAGGATCGATGCATGAAGACGCGAGCGCAGGGCAACATAATGTCTTGCGGTTTATGCACGATCTCGTAAGTCGTTGCGGTGCACGGACTTCAGATGTTCCCCAGGTTAACATAATGGTTATTATACGAAGCTGGGGTCTTTTTCGGCCAGATCGGGGGGAAAAGACCCCCCCCGCGAAAAAACGAGGCCGGCCAAATTGAGTCGGTCATCACGCACAGATTCCCCCAAAATTTAGGAGAAAATTATGGTAGCGAATGGATTGGATGCCCTAGACGTAGCTGAGAAGTTACGAGGCCGGCGCAAATTTTTTCCTATCGGTGATCCAGACCGGAATCTGCTAGTCATGGCTTACACTGCTATCGAGGAGCTCTTGACAGCGGAATCGATCCAGGAACGGCTCCAGGACCAGGGCGTAAAGCTGACCAAAACGCAGCTCGAAAAGCTGGGTTTAGGGGGCTAGGGTTGCGGACACCTGTTCCCGACACCTTTCTAGACACCTCGCGTCGAGTGTTAGGCCCTGTATCTATGCGGTCTTTGCGGTATCACGCAACGGGGATGTAGACACCTTTGCGGACACCTGTTGCGGACAATAGTAACTAAGTAATTCTTAAAGAACTAAATAAGAACCGGAGAGTCTGCACGATTTGACGAACTGCTACTCTTTGTGGCATAGTGTTAGACAACGGGGATTCCGCATGAAGCTGACAACGAACAAACGCAACCGGATGAATGCGAGCTCTTTTGCTTTGCCTGAGAGCCGAGCCTATCCGATCAACGACCGAGCTCACGCGAGAAACGCATTGGCTAGGCTTCACAACGCTACGCCATCCGAGCAGAAACAAATCAAGCGAGCAATCGATCAACGCTATCCCGGTCTACGCGATAAGGGCAGCTGACTGATGCCCTATAGGCTCAGGGGCAACGTAGTTGAGATCAAGCGACCTTCTGGCTGGGTGCCACTCAAGGCTCACCGCACCCAGGAACTAGCGCAGAAACATCTTAGGGCGCTCAAACAGAACGTCAGGCATACGCCTTTCCGGCAACCTCGGAAGCGGAAGAAAAAATACTGCACCAAGGCAGACCACACTTCGATCCTATGCAGGATTTGCCCGAAGACGACTGGACGAGTTTTCAGGGCATCCCCCATAAATTCCCGACAGGCGACGAGCCGCTCGAACTCACCCTGGAATACGAAACCAGCCCAGAAGAAGCTCCTGGATTACTGGAATCGCTTCCCGATCCAGACGCTCCGTTCCGAGCTCGCGAAGAAGACCCGGACGAGGACAGCCTTTGGCGTAAGCTCAGGAGGCTGGTCGAGCCGGAAGGGCTAGGTGAAACAGGAGCTCTCGTAGGGGCTAGTTTTGTACCTGGTCTGGATATTGGTATCGATTTGGTAGATCTGACAGCTGCTATCGAGGACAAAGATCTATCTAGAGCCCTGTGGGCTACTGCTGGCTTGGCGATTCCTGTCGCTTCCGGTACGACCCTGAAACAGCTCGTCGGATCGATAGAGTTCTTTAAGCGTAAAGCTAAGAAGATCGAAGGCACTCGAGCTCCGCACCCAGGTCAGCCGAATCCAATGGCTGGCGCAAAAGGCAATATGCAGGGAACTCCGCTGAGTGAAGAGTTCGCTAATAATCCTACTGCACAGAGGATGATCGACGAGCAAATACAGGCCGGTATGAAGACAGGCGGTCACAAGTGGTACGAAACTGGCGGTATGTTCGAGGCGATGCCGCCAGGATCGCCTGGCATGACGTTCGATGAAATGCAGGTAATGGGCGGTGCGCTCTCTCCAAGATCGCCAGTACCGACTGAGCTCATGTTCACATCTGTTGTGAATTTTGCGAGACAGAACAACATACCCCTAGACGAAGCCCAGCGGATTTTCAAAGGTGTCTATCCAGCTGGTATGTTCCGTAGTCCTGTAGGCATGAGCGGCTTTCTCAATACCGCCACAAGACAGGCTGATGCAGGGT